AAGCCGCGCAAAGACGTAGGCATGATAAGTTACATAGGCGCCGAGCAAAGCAGCCAGCTAAACTGGTTATCAATTAATTATCCACCGCCCTTCATTTTGAAATTTTAAATAACTTTTGAACCGCATTCCTAGTGGTTGCGGAGCTATTTTTAATTTTGCTTTGGAGAAATTTTATGACTGTTATGACCGAATGGGCAACTCAGCCCCTATCGCCTCAAGAGACTCTAAACCGCGCTTACGAAGCGTCCATGGTAGGAGAGGGGCGCGAAAAGTTTTATTCAAGCGTCGATGAGGCTGACCATGTGAGCGAAAGGCCTGCTCACTTTTCAAAACTACAACAAGCATTACCAGCAGTGAGCGCCGGTATAGCAACTGCAATTTTGGATGCACAGAATAGCAAAGGTCGAGTTCCAATGTGGGCCAATCCTTTGGCAGACGTAGATCCTGATGTGCTGGCGTACCTGGGACTGATCTGCATGTTCAACAGTGTGCTACGCAACCTGACTGTCACAAAGACAAACCAGGAAGTCGGTGCCATGGTAGAGCAAGAGCTGCTAAAGATAGAGCTGCTTAATGCTGACGCAGTGGCCCGACAACAAGAAGTACAAAAAGCCAAAGAGGATGGCGTGGCCCCAGGCAAAAACTTTGCTCGCAATGCGCGCATAATAAAGCAAGTCAAAGAGACACAGCGGGGCGCCTCACAACGGTTGAAGTCGTTGCGGATCATTGCTCAAAAGAATGGTTTTTCTTCCATTAACTTTGGCGTCTATAACAACAAAGAAGAGCGTTTGACGATGGAAGTCAGGCGTGGGCACTTAGCCAGTCCCATTGTCTCAGCTGTCTTAAAGCACTGTGATGTGTTCGACAAAGGTAACACCAAAGTCTCAGCAAAGAACACACGTAGCTTCTTTGTATTCACCAGGCAGGCTGAAGAACTGCTGGACCAGAATGAGATTAGCCTAAGCTGGATGCAGCCACTTTTTAAGCCAATGTTGTGCCCACCGACGCCTTGGACTTCATTTACTACCGGCTGCTACAAAGACCCATTTTTGGCGTCCAGGAACCCTCTTGTCAGGGGTGCCACCAGAGCCCAGAAGAGGTCCATAGAGCACCAGTTAAAATCGGGTAACCCGAACTATCTGAGGGCTCTAAATGCGCTCCAGGCAACGCCTCTGTGCATCAATGAGCCCATGCTGGAGCTTGTGCAATGGTGCTGGGATGAGCAGAAGAAAATCAGTAAGTTTCCGACACGATCTTTGCCTGACCGGCCTATGCTACCGGACAACTTTAAAGCCTCAATGACCACTGCTGAGATCAACAATCGCAAAGCTGAGATACGCAAGCACTTCAAGCTAGTCAGCCAGGTTAAGGGCTCCAAACGGGTCATAGAACAGGACCTACAGGTAGCGCATGAACTAGCTGTCCACGATGAGTTTTACCTTGGGTGGAACTTTGACTGGAGATCCAGGATGTACCCGTTGACCTCATTTTCTTACCACAAAGATGACCACATAAAGTCGCTGTTTTTATACCGCAATGGTGTCAGGGTAGATGGCAACGACGCTTACTTTTTAAAGGTACACCTTGCAAACGTCGGCGACTTTGACCGCATCAGCAAAGCACCTTTGGACGACAGAGTAAGGTGGGTGGACCAAAACTCGGAATGGCTGCTCGAGATTGGCAGGGGTTACAAGGAAACATTTGATGCCTGGTCCACTGCAGACTCTCCGTTCTCCTTTGTAGCAGCGTGCCAAGAGTATGCTAGGTATATCGATGAGGGCGAGGACTTTGTGGGCTATCTGCCTAAGTCTCTGGATGGTAGTAACAGCGGCGTGCAGCACCTGTCAGCTCTAACTTTGGCCGAAAAAGAGGGGTCCTATGTATCGTTGACACCGAGCGATACAATGTCTGACATTTACCAGTTGAATGCAGAGAGACTTACCACAGAACTGCGTGGTCTGGCATATGATCCAAGCAACTACAGCTCAGTCTTTCCAGATCCTAAGAGCCAGTTTCAGCGAAGCCCAGCGCAACTTGCCAGAGTGGCACTGCGTCACGGCATCACCAGGCGCCTGGTAAAAAGGCCGAGCATGACCTGGCCGTATGGCTCCAAAGCAATTGGCATGGGCGATCAGTTTGTTAAGGATCTAATGGAGCCCCTGCAGCGTAAGTATGTCTACGGTGAGATCGACAGTCACCCCTTTGGAAACAGCGAGAGTGAGCAGTTTGAAGCAGCGCGGTTCCTAGGCCGTGCCAGCTATAAGGTGATCACCGAGACACTACCAAAGGTAAGTGAGGCCATGACTTATGTGCAGGCTGCAGCACTAACGCTTTCCAAGGAAAACAAGTATATGTCCTGGATATCTCCAGCTGGTTTTCCAACGTACCAGGACTACAGAAAGCGAAAGCCTAAAGCAATTAAGCTTGCGCTGTATGACCGAGCAGTCGGTGACACTGTGCGTACTAAGACCACTGTTTCTTATGAAACGGACACAATAGATGCACAGAAGATGCAGAACGCAATCAGTCCTAACTTAGTTCATAGCTTTGACGCGGCTCACATGCAGAACACAATTTGTGCAATGCTAGATCACCCAAACGGACCCGTGGAAAATTTCTTCATGATCCACGACAGTTTCTCCATTAGCGGTGATACCTGGGAGCTCTTTGATGTTGTTAGGCAGTCTTTTGTTGATCAGTACAATAGTGACTGCCAGCTGCTTAAGTTTGAGACTTCAGTACGTCAGAACATGGATAATCCAACAGACCCATTCCTTGATAAAAATGGCGTCGAACACAAGATCCCAGAAAAAGGTACTTTGGATATTACTGGGGTTTTAGAAAGCCAGTTCGCCTTTGCTTAGACCCTTCGGGGCCACCTTTGGAGGACGGAGCGGCTAGTCGTGTTTGTCCTTCACTTCTCCCTTCACCTTGGGCTCCTTCGGGAGCCCTTTTTTTTTGAGCAAAGCACTAAGGAAACAAAAGAATGGCTAGTAAACAAAAGTTCACAACACCCCTAGGTACAGCAAATTTTCCACATTTAAACCGGCTAGACACTGCGTTCGGCCAAGACAACGCCAAGTTTAAAACTGAAGTTGTTATGTCAGCTAAAGATGGCGCAGCCTTGATTAAACAAATCGAGGACTACGGTGACAATGAGCACGGCAAAAACAAATGGATTAGACCTTGGATGGATGTCCTTGATGATGCCGGTGAGAAAACAGGCAACGTCAAGTTCAAGGCGAGTACTAAGTTCCTACCTGAGTTTTTCGATGCTACCGGCCAGGTAGTTGTGCCAGAAAAAGTACCATCGATTGGTGGCGGCTCCACGATAAGGATTTCTGGAATGATTTCGGCCAGCAACATAAGCAACACAAGACGTGTGTCCATGTTGTTAAACCGAGTTCAGCTGGGTGACATAAAGTCATCATTTGGCGAAGACTTTGGTGCTATCGAGGGAAGCTTCTCTGTCGATGACGCAAATGGCTACGATGCACCTGGTGCTTCCTTTGGGTCTGGCGAAAAGATTGTTGCCCAGGACGGCGCTGATCAAGAGAAGTATGACTTTTAAACGACAGTGGCCGCGCAACCTGGCAATCGCTGCAGGATATAGGTCAGGTCTTGAGGAAAGCATTGCTGCTGAGATCAAAGACCAGGGGCTCGATGTATTGTTTGAAACTGACAAACTCAGCTATATCGTGCCGCATCGCAATTCTACTTACACTCCAGACTTTCGCTTACCAAAGAAAGATGGATTTTGGTACTTAGAAACTAAAGGGCGGTTTACAACTCAAGACCGAGCCAAGCATTTACTAATACAAGGACAGAAACCTGATATCGACATAAGGTTTTTATTCCAAAACTCTCGGGCTAAAATTTACAAAGGATCTAAGACGCGACTGCAAGATTGGTGCGATAAGCACGGTTTTCTGTGGTGCCACAAAAAGCTTCCACAAGCTTGGATCGATGAATGTTTAGCCGCAAATAATCAATGAGAGCACGGGGCTCCCTTCGGGGGGCCCTTTTTTTTCACTTTGTCGATCACTCCAGAAAACAAGGAAAGCAACAATGTCATCAGGAAAGAAAATCAGGCGTCCATCAATACTGCCAAAGTCTGTCCGCCTTAATAGTGGCCGAACCTTTCGGACTAAGGGCACTGCCAACGCAGAGATGTTGAGTGCATCAGCGCGGCCAAAACGTATCCGCAAGCCAAAAGCTTTGCGAGGTATGCGATGATGGACGTTGTTGATAACGAAGCAACCTTTGTTGCACATGTACCATGCGACTCCTGTGGGAGCAGTGATGCGAGGGCTACTTACTCAGATGAGTCAGAGTTTTGTTTCTCTTGTTTGGATTACAGTAACGATAGCAGTGGAAATAAGCCTACCAGGCACAAGACCAGGGCAGACTTATTGCAGGGCGATTACATCGAGCTTAGGAGCCGAGGTATACATGAAAAGACGTGCAAGAAGTATGGATACACCGTGGGAACACACAATGGTGAGCTAGTACAGATTGCCACGTATAAGGATATGACTGGACGGCCAGTAGCTCAGAAACTACGGACCAAAGATAAGAAGTTTTCTGTGGTTGGCGATGCAGACAAGATGGGCCTATGGGGCCAAAACCTATATAACACTGGGACCATGTGCATCGTCTGCGAGGGTGAAATTGACACCCTTTCGGTAGCCCAGGCGCAAGGTCTAAAATTCTGTGTAGTAGGTGTACCGCACGGGGCACAGAGCTCTAAAAAGCACCTTTTAAAGCACCTTGATTGGCTCTCTAACTTCGACAGCATTGTCCTAATGTTTGACCAAGACTCTGCAGGGATCGATGCTGCAACCAGTTGTGCTGAGGTCTTGCCGGTTGGCCGTGTGAAGATTGCCACCCTGCCCTGCAAGGATGCCAACGCAACTCTCATGGAGCTTGGTCCTGGGGCAATAATCTCAGCTATCTTTGAGGCACCTGATTATCGACCTGACGGCATTGTAAGCATGAGCGATCTCAGAGAGACCGTCGCTGTCCCAGACGCTGACAGTCCAATGCGTTACCCCTTTGATAAGCTGAACGATAAACTGAAGGGCATCAGAACTGGAATACACTCTGTTATCGCGGGTTCTGGCGTCGGAAAAAGTACATTAATCAGGGAGTTTGCTTACAAGCTGCACCAGGACGGTTTTGTGCCAGGGATGCTTATGCTGGAGGAATCCACAAAGCGCACTGCTCAAGGCTTGGTGGGCATACACCTCAATAAGAATATTACCATCGATGAAAACGCAGCAACACCGGATGAAATCAAAGAAGGTTTTGATGATCTGATGAGCAAAGGTAATATCTATCTTTTTGACCACTTTGGATCCACAGGGATGGACACAATTTGTAACAGAATGCGGTACATGAAATTTGGCCTGGGATGTGACGTGGTGTTTTTAGATCACGTATCCATCTTAATCTCAGGTGGATTTTTAGACGGCAACAGCGGCGGCGGCGGCGACGAAAGAGTTATGATCGATGGCATCATGCATCGGCTCAGAGTTCTCTGCTCAGAGATTGACCTCGCACTAATCCTTGTTTCGCACCTGAGACGCCCACAGGGCGACAAAGGGCATGAAAATGGGTCCCCAGCCTCATTGTCTCAAATGCGCGGTTCACACAGCCTAGCGCAGTTGTCGGATTCCGTGGTTGCTCTCAATATTCCAGAGGATGGCGGCGGCGGTAACGAACGACAACTTGTGGTGCTCAAGAACCGTCACACCGGATCTCTCGGGCCCGCAGGCACTCTTATGTACGACATTAAAACCGGCCGGCTGCTCGAGGGCACCAGCAGTTTTGACGACATTCCATTTTAGATCAACTTCAGAAAACTAAGGAAAAACTATGACAAACGATAGAAACGTAATGACTCTTACGCTCAACGATTACCAGGCCGACACAGCCAGTACCGCAATCTATAAGTGGCCTATAATTTACCCAGCTTTGGGATTAGCCAATGAGGCCGGCGAGGTATTGGGCAAAATCAAGAAGATGATCCGCGATGATGATGTGCGGTTTGACGGCGAGAGGATGCTTACCGAATCCCAGCGCGAGGACATAGCAGCCGAGCTTGGGGACGTTCTCTGGTACGTCGCTGCCTTGGCTCGAGACATTGACTATAGTTTAAACGATGTAGCCATCCAGAACCTTTGGAAGCTTGAGGACCGGAAGGCTCGAAATAAAATCGGTGGGTCTGGAGATGACAGATGAGCGGCCGGTGGATCTGGGACATAGAGGCAGACAACCTCTTACCTGAGCTTACAAAAATCCACTGCTATGTCCTACGGGAAGTGGATACCGGCGAGGTCCTGAGTTTTGGACCTACGGAAGAGGAGCAGAAGGTAGCACGTAAGATACTCACAAATGCAAGTGAGACGATAGCCCACAATGGTATTGGCTATGATTACCCTGCTGTTAAGAAATTGCATCCTGAGTTTGAGCTCTTAGGTAAGGTTACAGATACCCTGGTTCTCAGTCGTTTAATTAAAGGCGACCTCTTCAATGACGACTGGGAGCGTGATTTTACTATGAGTGAGTTAGGCTTACCAAAAAAGCTTTGGGGATCTCATTCTTTGAAGGCCTGGGGTATCAGGTTGGCCGAATTTAAAGGAGACTACGAAGGCGGCTTTGAGGAATATTCTGCAGATATGTTGAGTTATTGTGTCCAGGACACTTTAGTTACTGATCTTCTCTACAAATATCTGATGAAGCATGAGCCACCGGAAAAGGCTGTGGAGCTTGAGCATCGTTTTGCTGAAGTATGTGAAGAGATTGGCAGCAACGGTTGGAACTTTGACATGAAGAAAGCCACTGCACTCTATGCAGACTTGGCAACCAAAAGACATGTCATCGAAGAAGATTTAAAGGAGCTCTTTGAGCCCTGGGTGGTGGAGACGCCATTCTTGCCCAAAAGAGATAATAAGGGGCTCGGCTACAAGGCAAACGAAGTCTTTATGAAGAAAAAGACCGTGTACTTTAATCCTAACAGTCGTCAGCACATTCACAAATGCCTAGCTGACAAGTACGCCTGGAAGCCTCAGTCACACACACCAAACGGACAAGCGATCATAAATGAGTCAGTGTTGGAGTCACTGGAGTACCCAGAAGCCAAACGCCTTGCTGAGTTCTTTTTGATACAAAAGCGCATTTCTATGCTTGCTGAAGGTAAGGGTGCCTGGATGAAACTGACTGCTGACGACGGGAAGCTGCGTCACCGGCTAAACAGCAACAGCTGCATTAGTAGCAGAACAACAGCAACAAATCCTAATTTACAGCAAGTGCCATCCTCTGACTCAATGTATGGCAAAGAGTGCAGGGAACTTTTCACTGTACCCAAAGGCTGGTGGCTTTGTGGCGCAGATTTATCTGGGATTGAGATCCGCCTTTTGGCCCACCATCTGCACCCCTACGATAACGGTGAGTATGCAGAACAAGTCCTTGATGGCGACGTTCACTCATATAATGCAAAAGCATTTGGCGTTGATCGCCCAACCAGTAAAAAAATTCTGTATTCAATGATCTACGGAATGGGCGACAAAGGCCTAGGCGCAGCTGCTGGTGGTAGTCCCGCAAAAGGTAAAAAACTAAAGAATGACTACGATAAAGCCGTGCCTGCTTTTGCTACATTAAAGCGGCTACTGCTCAAAGCTTTTGAGCGCGGCTACATAAAAAGCCTGGACCAACGAAAGTTAAAGATTCGCAGCAAACACCGATGCTTAAGCCAGCTCTTACAAAGTGGCGGAAGCTGCGTTGCAAAAACCTGGACGGTCCTAACTTACGATGAAATCAAAAAGAAATTTGGGGGCGAAGCATATCTTGTTGGGTTCATTCACGATGAGATTCAAATCGCCTGCAAAACAAAGGATATTGCAGATGGATGCGGAAAAATCGCACGCGAGATGGCTGGAAAAGCAGGCACTACTCTCGACCTTAAAATCAGCATCGCCGCCGAGCATTCCGTGGGCCGAAATTGGCATTCTACCCACTGATGTTGATGAGTGGCTAACACACCTGGTTTGCGTATTCGTGGTTATAGACCGCGCTACCCGTAGGCCTTTTACAGTAAAATCAGACTTCGCAAGAACCAGCGCAATGCACGTTGCTATGGCTGCTTCTGATGGGCTGATCACAACGCAAGTGGATGACAATATATACGGCCGTCGCTGGCTAATCACACCACTTGGAAAAGAAGTAAAGGAAGCAATAAATGCCGTACTTAAAGATGCCGTTTGCGGAACCAACACTTATCATTGATGGTGACCTATTTCTCTATCGGGCGACTACATCAGTTGAGGAAGAAACGCAGTGGTCAGAAAATATTTGGTCACTAGCAACTGACATAGACGCAGCTAAACGTGTGTTTAACAATATGATTGAGAACTTCAAAAGCCAGCTCATGGTAGATAAAGTTGTTCTAACTTTTACTGGTACAAAAAACTTTCGTAGGTCAGTAGAAGAAACATATAAAACCCAGCGCAAAAAGACCAGGAAGCCTGTGGGCTATGCAGCACTGTTAGACTGGTGTGCTGAAGAGTACGAAGCCATCACAATAGATTGCCTGGAAGCTGATGATATCATGGGCATCATCTGCAGTATGCCAGGGACCAAGGCAATCTGCGTGTCTGACGATAAAGATATGATGGGTATCCCAGGGAAGCTCTACAGACCCCAGGGCAATGAGCGCATGGATATCACCCTGGAAGAGGCAGATGCTTTCTTTCTTAAGCAGGCTTTGATGGGTGACATGACTGACGGTTATGCCGGCCTAAAGGGGTGTGGCCCCAAGTCTGCTGAAAAGATCCTTGGCTCCCGCCCAACATGGGAAGCTGTTGTTAAAGCTTATGCCGACCAAGATTTTAGCGAAGAATACGCGCTTACTCAGGCGCGCCTTGCCAGGATCCTAAGAGCTGACGATTGGGACGATGAAAAGCAAGAGCCAATCCTTTGGGATCCACGCAAATGGGTCAGGGGGGTCTAAAATGGATGTATATACTAATGTATGTCGTGCTTTTAAATGCCGTGGCATCACGCCAGATCAAGAGGCTGAAATCGGGCGCGCTATGATGGCCCATGAGCTATTAATAGATCGTTCTTATTTAGACGATAGGTTAAACTGCACTGCCTTCCCAAACAGAACAGAAGCGTCTTTATCTATTATGAGGCACATAAATGATTTGCCAGAAGGTACAGTCATTGCTCGGTATGAGTTAGTGCGCGCAGGCTTCAACGTAACCACTGTAGCAAATGTTCTTAAAAAGCTGGCTGCTGGTCGCGGTATTACACAGACTGGCGTTCTTGAGAACGGGCGCAAGCTTTACAGGGTATTTCCAGCAAACCGAGTTGTTTTAGAGGAGATACTTCGTGTCTGATCTTATCAACAAACCAAAGCATTACACGCGCTGGGCCATCGAGCCTATCGCTTTCATCATGGGCAATGACATGGAGTTTTGGAGAGGCAACATTATTAAATATGTAACGCGCTCCGGTAGTAAAACTTATGACGGTCAGACCGCCGTCCAATCAGAAATCACAGATCTAAAAAAAGCTATTCGATATTGCGAAATGCGGATCAATTCACTTGAGGGAAAAGAACTATGACACTAAGTAACAGCACCGGCGAATACGGCCCAAAAATAAGGATTTCACAAGAGATTCACGCAATGAAATATCGAGGAGATGGAGAGAGTTTTACAGCTGCCATGAGCCGTGTAGCAAATGCCCTCAAAGACGATGAAGCCCACTTTAATAAGCTTAGAGACATTCTTTACCACCAAAGGTTTCTGCCTGCTGGACGGGTGCAGAGTGCCATGGGTGCGCCGCGAGTTGTGACGCCTTACAATTGTTTCGTAAGCGACACCATTGAAGATTCCATGCAGGGTATTATGAAGGCAGCTGGCAACGCAGCACGCACCATGCAGCTGGGCGGTGGAATTGGCTATGACTTTAGCACACTACGCCCAGAAGGTGGGCACATTAGAAGCCTAGACTCTAAGAGCAGTGGACCTCTTTCATTCATGGGCATTTTTGATGCAACGTGTAAAACTGTAGCTTCTGCAGGAAACCGGCGCGGAGCACAGATGGCCGTGATGCGTGTGGATCACCCAGATATCGAGCAGTACATTCGCGCTAAGAATAACAGTGATAACTTAACACAGTTCAACATGAGTGTCGGTGTGACTGATAAGTTTATGAAAGCTGTCAAAGAAGACTTAGATTTTGACCTGGTGTTTGATGGTACAGTGTACAAGACAGTATCCGCCGCCGCACTTTGGGATGATATCTTACGATCAACCTGGGACTACGCCGAGCCAGGTGTTCTTTTCATTGACCGTATAAACCAGAAGAACAACCTGGCATACTGCGAAACTATCGCGGCTACGAACCCTTGTGGTGAACAGCCCCTACCACCAAATGGCGCCTGCTTACTTGGGTCGTTCAACCTAGTTAAGTACTTAGTACCGACTAAGGACAATTCTTATTTCTTCGACTACAAGAAGCTCAGGGAAGATATTCCTGATGTGGTCCGTGCTATGGATAACGTAGTAGATAGGGCGGTTTACCCACTCCCAGAACAAAAGAAGGAAGCTCAAGACAAGCGCCGAATGGGACTAGGTGTTACTTCAGTGGCTAACTGCATTGAGTCTATGGGGCCTTCTTATGGGAGCTCTGAGTTCATGGAGATCCTTGAGAAAATTATGATTACTATAAGAGACGGCTGCTACCGCGCATCCATAGAGCTCTCTAAAGAAAAAGGAGCTTTCCCACTGTTTGATGCGAGGCTGCTGGATAGTGATTTTGCAAAGACACTGCCAGATGATATCAGGTTAGATATATTGCTAAGTGGGCTACGCAATTCACATCTGTTAAGCGTAGCACCAACAGGAACCATAAGCTTATCTGCTGATAATGTAAGCTCAGGCATCGAGCCAGTGTTCTCCCACTTCTATGACCGCACAATTCAGATGGCAGACGGGCCCAGGGTTGAGCGCATCGAGGATTATGCTGTCAGAGAATATGGCGTCAAAGGTGTAACAGCTGACTCCCTATCACCATTTGACCACGTGGCAGTACTTAACCTGGCATCCAAATATGTAGACAGCGCCTGCAGTAAAACATGCAATGTAGGAGCTGATGTTACGTGGGAGCAGTTTAAGGAAGTTTACATGGCCGCATATGATGGCGGAGCGTCAGGCTGCACAACATTTAGAGCTGCTGGTAAACGCTATGGCATTCTTAACGCAAGCACAGTTGAGGATGTTGCAGAGAAAGAGCCAGAAGCAGCCAACGATAACTTCATTGATGAAGGTGGCGCCTGCTACTATGACCCACAAACGGGCCTACGGACTTGCGAGTGAGCTATGACATTCACCGTAGAGTTTGAGGATGACCACAGTCGCATTGTTACGCTCGATCAAAGCAATAGATTTGAAGACGTTGAAATGTACTTGGAAGCCGATAGCAGCGTATACATTAGGCAATTTTCTGAAGAGCTCAACGAGTGGCAATTGCTTATACTCAGCTACCAGCAGTTAATCGATCTATTTGGGTCACTGCAGAGCACCGAGGGTATGCATGAAACTATAGTAGAAAATGTGAGTTAGAAGAGGATGGAGACAGGGGAGTGCCCATGAATGTTATGTTCATCAGCCCTGTCTCCGTTGATACCTGAGTATCGCCTTTACACTACCTACAAGTTAACAGGTAAACAAGTTTTAAAATATAACAGAAAAAACACTGATCAGGACGCTTGTTAGTCCGACCAGTGCTAAGTTTGGCCGCCATAAGCAGCTTTAGTTTATGGCGACCTTACAATCCATCTATCGTTAGATCTATTATTGGGAAATTTCCATAATTCATTGGATACCCCCTTTCAAAGGCCTAGGGATCCCTAGCCGCCCCCAGGCAGCGCGACTGGCGTCAAATGGTCCGCCAGGGATAAATAGGGCTGTCAAAATCCCAACTAGCATAATTTTTTCTACGGGTTGGGATTGTTGCAAAAATGTCGATCTGTGTTTTTTGTTTTGACTAGCCTGTTAACCACGTAAACACCTTGTGCGTTTGGTTCTCTCGGTCCTCTAATCCATGCAGACCACCGTTCACTCTTCTAGTAATCCTTTGGATTGTCTCTGGATTAACGCCCTTGTCGGCAATGTCGAACAGGTTGTTCTCTTCAAAGAAAAACAAAGCTGTCTCAAAGGCATACTTATCGGCAACTAAGTCTGGATCAGTCATAACCTCTGGTACACCCATTTTAGATGCAAAGAGCCTGTAGTTGTCCCTACCAGTTAACATCATGTAACCTTTTCCAGCGAAATTCGAAGCGTCTGTCTCATCCTTGTTACCCATGCGTCCGACATAAACCTTACCAGCTAAAGCTTTAGGGTTCTTTGCGTACTTCTCAGCACTCTCGACTGTAGGGAAGCGGCTAGGCCACACGGCCTGGATCCTTTCCGGTGTGCTGTAATAAAGGTTCTCACGCACAAGCTTAAAACCACCACTCTCATGGTGCGCCTGTCCTAAAAGATGGGCTGCACGCTTCGCTGATAGCTTGTAGTGCTTGGCGATTGCTTTGGCAGTATTGGGGCCAAACTGCCCATCAGAACCAGCGTTTATCTTGACTTGCAGGGCACGCATTGCATCACTCATCGCTTAAACTCCATATGAAATCGATAGACATTTACAACGGTGTTAATGCTTACCATTGTTAATAAAATTAGCTGCCAGACTTCCATTATTTACTTACCTTCTTTACCTTTTCGAAGCTGCGTAATGATCCCAAGCCGAGCATCCCACCAAGAATTGGCAACATAGTACCCATGTCGGCCTGTGGAATCATAAACCCAAAGCCTGCACAGATTGGAGAAATCAAGAAGTTAACCATTAAACCCAAGACACACACATAGCCGCAAAGAGGGCGCCAGGATGCTTGAAACCAGTTACCCTGGGCTTCAGTTTTGTTAATTTCTAACTGGGCAAGCAGCGCCTGTTGAGCATGGCTGTCGCTCATAGTTGCTATCTCATGGGCCAGCTTTGCTTTCATGTCGCTGTCAGGAATTACTTTGTCTAGGATGCCAGTAACGGGGCCAATCAGGCTTGCAATCAAGCTCATTTCTCATGTCCTAACCACACCGCAAAACCACCCGTAAAAGTCCCACTTACAGTTGCTGTTAAAGCTGTTGCTTGTGAAGTCATCGCGTCAGGCGGTAGTGACATGAACCACCATAGAACTTCACAGTACATCCAGGTCATCACGACCATCATCAAGCGTGGCATCAGTTTCCAGTGTAGTATTCTTTCCATTGTTACGTTCATTGCATAAGCTTCCTTGCGTAATTCACAGCGATTGTTTTGCTGCTAGTTATGATTAAAACTTTGTAATTGCTGCTGTAGACGATCCAACGTGTCCTACCGACTTGTCGGATCTTCATTACTCAGCGTATTGGGCGACACCCCAAAGCAGGGCTATGGAGCCACCAATAGTAAAAAGAACGCCGACGCCCACGCTTATCATGTAGAAAAGCTTGTCACGGGCCTCAGCCTGAGCCTCGAGGGCTTTTTTCTTTCTGGTTCGGGCATTTGCCAGCTCTACGGTAACTTGCTGCCAAAGGCCTGGAGAACCGTATAACCGAATCTGTGAGCGCAAATCTTCCATAGCATCACGATGTGCAATTTTTGCAGAGGCAATTGCAAATGCGTCTTGTTCTGTTGATGTGAGACGCCCAAGAGGGCCCTTGTGTTTACCTGACTCTGCCAGGTTAATGTCAGCCTCGAGCTCTGCAAGCTTACCAAAGCCAGGCATAAGGCTATTAATGTCTTTCCCAGCTTTTACTGCAGCTGATATCGAACTGGCAATCTTAGTCACAGCCCCAGCTAACGCCAGCACTTCTATCATTTCCCGCCCTTTCTACCGTTCTGCCATCTTTTCTACAGATGATCTTATATGCTCTATGTTAGTTGAAATTTTAGCCATGCTGACAGCCTGAGATTGAACCATGCTTTCCACACGGCTCATTCTATTCGTGATGCTGTTAATGTCTCTGGCGTTACTTTCGATGTCTGACATCATCATAGATGCTACCCAGATTATCGCGGCTGCTTGTGACGCGAGGCCCAAAACTAGGGCAGCGGGGACGCTTGCGGTTATGCGCCAACCGTCAGAATTAGGCAGCGTCTTTAACTGCTTGCGGTGTAGCATCGACTATAGCCTGTGCCGCTGTGCGCTCTGATACATCGGTAGTAATCAGAGGGTTCTCTATAGTCTCCTCTGTAGAGTCTGCTTCCATGTCAGTCTCATCGTAGACCAACCGTGTGACCGTAGCCTCAACAGCCTCAACAGCCGTGACCGTTATAACATCGTGCATAACATCGACCATTGCCTCTGTTTCTTCGTCCCACACCTGTTCACCTGTGGCTTGGCTTTCGGTTACTTCAGTACGTCCTATTGAGACTACATACTGTGCTAACCTTGCTGTGGCTGTCTTGTAGTCTGACAGTTGTTGAGCGAACTGTTTAGCATCAGCCGCTGCTTGTAGGTCTGTAGGAATGTCACCATCGAAACAGTCTGCACCTTCTACAATGATTGCGTCTAGCACTTCCTGATAGTGGCGGTTTGCTGGGTCTAGTGGGATAGATGTGTTATCATCTTTTTGAATACTCACTGCGCTACCTTCGAAGGTATTTATTACATATGTCATATCATTATAACTCCGCATGAAAGGCTAATTTTGCAAGAGAATTATTTGTGATAATCCTTGCGGCGTATCCCGCTGTTCCATTTTGGGCAGAGGCTGCGTAAAGACTAACTACAGTATTTCCAGAGTTAACTATCCACAGCTGCCAAGCCGCACTAACAAAACGACTAGTCCCCCCTGAGTAATGGTTGAAGTAATTTGTGCCACTGCTTTGTATTAAGGCAGGGGTAGCCCTCATAGGAACAGGTAAATTTACCATCAAGTCAATTTGTGATGCACTGTGAAATTCCCCCATACCACAAAACTTAGAAGCACCAGAAACGTGCTGGTAAAAGTACCTTTGGCAAGCGGCCAGTTCTTCACCGTAGCTTCGGTGTTCGAAGGGGGTGGCTATATTTCCAGCTTCTACTTGCAAGCCTGTGACTTCGAAGTATTTATTATTAGCTGATTGCACATTGCCAGTGCCAACTGCTCTTAGATTATTACTACCATTTGACCAAGCCTGATTTAAGGTTGCCCCTCCTGAAAAGGTACTTCCCGCTGTTAGCCAGAATATAAGACCAAAGCCTAATGCATTGGTGTTAGGTATAGCCGTAGAAACGGTATTAGGTGGGAAGTGGACTGTTTTGTATTCCCAAGTATTTGCACTGTTAATATGAACTTCTCTTGCCATCTCAATACTGCCAGCGGTCTGAATTTCTAGCGTATACATTGTAGGTTCGCTTGATTTGACCCAGAAAGAAACAGTTAGTGGCTTTGCACTAGCAGTACCCCAACGCAAATGTTGAACATCTTGACCTTCAAAGTCTTGGGATAATAAGCAGTAATTTCCAGCACTTATTGATGTGTCAGCCGTAGTGGTTAAAACCTTTATAGAGTGAGGAAACTCTGGGTGGTCTGAGGCGTGGCGTGAGTAGGTTACCGTACCACCTACGTTATTATTTAGTCTCCACCTATCAACTAAAAAGGCATCGGCGGAACTTAGAGATACAGAAGTACCTCTTTGTGCAACTCTCATATCACCATTAGGGTTCATTCGTCTACGTGCTGCACCAATCAGGTTAAACTGTTCCTGTGGTGTCTCAGCCCGTAGCATTGCCTCACCAGCTATGCCTGTGGGTTTCTTTAGATCAGCCAGTTCCTCACGAACATTTATGGCTGGTTTTGATACTTTAACTGTCATGTTTTAATCCTCTGCTACCAAGCCATTTGAGGCACTGATTGTTGTACCAACCGCTGTTGTTGTGTTTTCTACTCTGCGTAGCCCTTGGAATGTACTACGCCCTGCACTTGTGCCAACGTGAAGCAAGTCTGTGCTATCATCGTGGGCCAAGGCTGTTACTGCATCACTGGTTCCGTAGAGTGTTGCCTGTGCGCCTGTCTGGAAGAGGTGCTTCTCATCGTTGTAGATTTTAGCTATCTGTTCTTCGGAGGGTGCTGTGGCTGAGATGCGGATGTTAGCAAGACTGCCATCAGTGAATGGAAATTGATCAGTACCATAAACTCCTAACCTAAGCACAGCATTGGTATTATTAATGTTGCCTGTAGTAGCTGTGGAGCTTGCACGTTTTACGCCGTCTATGTATAGGGCATGATTAGATTGATTGTGAGTAACGTGGCAGAACATATGCCATTGACCATCGGTAGTAGTTCCAACAGTTAATAAAACAACATCATTGGTGGGGCCGTATATATAAGAATATAATCGCTCACTGCTATCTACTAAAATCTGAAAACCTTGGTCGTTGGTTCCTGCTCCAGCAGTGGAGTTAATATAAACTAGAGTTCTGTAGTCGTTTGAAACTGTACCTACCTTATACCAACCCATAACGCTAAACGAACCAGTGCCAAATTGTAAATCACTGTTGTAAGGCTGATGTAGATAGTTACTTGTAGTAAACCCACTGTACGCCACCAGATCAGCACCCGTTGCCACAGCCGTTTTGGTTACAGTGCCGAACACTTGTAGACCATTGCCGTTCACGCTGCGGTCTTCTTC